CCGAAGAGGCTGCTGGCAGCAGTTAATGGCCAGCACCTTCAAAAACGGTTAGCGGGAAAAGAAGTTGAATACCTAGACCAGCAGTGGAAGATACTTCGCTCCGCAGTTCACCTTGCTTTCAAGCAGGCCACACAGCTCGACACCACGAAACCACACCAAGCCGAAGCCTGGCGGGGTCTGTGGTTACTCGCTGAATGGTTCTACTTGACTTCAGCGCACAATGGCCCACACACGGTGGGTCAGGCGCTGAAGGCCTGGTCAGGGCAAGCACAGGCGTATGCTGTGGGTGATAAAACCAGCGAATCTCTGAAACCGACAAAGTCGATCCCTTCTTTCCGAGACTCATTCGTACGAGGCACACTCATTTCTGAGTGGACCCGGCAGACCGCATGGGTCTTCTCCGGACTCGGACGGGCGATCCCCCCACCCTCGAGCCACGCTTCCGAAGAAGCAGAGTATCGAGAATGGGGTCGGCGCCTGTACGAGCCCGTTGAAGATCCAGCCCAAGAAGACCTGGATGATCTCTTCACTTACGTGAAGGAGACCATGGCCCGCCTGTACAAACAACACCGACACGGAACCCAAGCACCCCTGTTCGGGGGGCTCAAGCTCAATGCGTCGGCGACACTGGAGCGAAGTCGCGCAAAAGGTGGAGCCTTCTCCTACTATCAAGAGCGAGCCTTCAACGAGCAGGTCGAAAGCACGCCCCAGACACCTGCGGGGTCCTGGCCCTTTCCGGACTGGACCCCACCTGCGAAAGACACAGGATCGAGAAAAGCGCATGCTGCAGAAATGCACTTCGCAAACATCCCTTCGTCCCAGCTGAGCATGCTCAGCCGAGACGAATTCGCTCGCAGGCCGACACCGTTTGGCCAAGGTCTTCGCAGACTTCGGACTCCGGTAGACGGCAGTGTCCCCGCTATCGACGAGGACTGGGACGTAGGAGACCAAGCCCTAGCAGCCGAGCGAATCATCAATGCACTGGCGGAGGATGACCTCCTCCAGTACATCAAGAAACTCCCGATTCCTAGGATGAAACCCCTGCTCCTCCGCGAACGGGGGCAGAAGTTCCGCTTGGCAACAATCTCTGAAGCCCCGCTGGTCGTCGCCGGCCAGCGGATCAACAAAGCACTACTCACACTGTTGCGCCATCTTGAGACAGCGAACTACGCACTCCAGGGACAAGAAGGTGTCCCTGCTCTGATCGAGCGCGGGGTACAGCTTCATGCCAACAAAGACGACTTCGAGTTCGTCTCCGCCGACCTCTCAGCGGCTTCCGACTATCTGATGCACAGTGTGAATCTGACAGTATGGAAGGCCATCTGGGAAGTCATTGGTGACGAATTCCCCGTCCACTATGAGTGGGTCGGGCAAACCATTGTCGGAAGGATGATTCTTGACCAAGAATCAATTCCTCCAGGCCTCGAAGACTATCAAGACAAAGTCACGAAAAGAGGTGCCCTCATGGGGCTCCCCCTCGCGTGGCCCATCCTGACCCTTGTCAACGATTGGGCTGCAGCCCGCGCTCTACCACCTGGAAGTGCGCGGTCATTTGTTACCTGTGGAGATGATATGGGAGCAGCGTGGACAAAGTCCGCCACCGAGCAGGACCTGCAGAACCTCCAGAAAATCCGGTTGGTACCTAACCTGAAAAAATCATTCCGATCAGAAACCGGTTTGATTTTCGTCGAGCGTCTCTTCCTCCTCGAACCAAAGGTGCGAAAAGAAAAACTACCCGAACTACCAACTGGACCGGGGCAAGCCCCGATTCCTTCATTGAATCCTGATGTGATCCTGCACCGGCGCATCTCCCGCTGCCCACGCCCAACGCTATCTGCAATAGCTAGCGCCAAGAACGTGTTTAACGAGAAATCTACCGCTCCAGTCTGGCTCACACTGCCTGCAACGCTCTCAGAAGAGTACGAGCGTGCTGGGGCTAAGTGGCGCCAAGAACGAGTCCTTGACGTCGCAAAGTTCCTACATGCCAATACTTTCCGAATGTATGCGCAGACAGGCATGCCTCTCCACTGGCCTCAAGCCCTAGGGGGCTGGGGTCTACCTGGGCTACCCCAGGCACCGAACATCTATAAGAAGGCCGCGGCTGTCGCTCTCGCAGGCGACTGGCCGTTTGTCAAACAGATGCGCCAAGTCTTCATCCTCCAAGG